TAATGCCTAGAGGTCTTTCAAGTAGTATTACAACTGAACTACAAAACCAAAATATCAAACCTATTGTTTTGGTTGAGATACTTTTCCCAACACCACAAAGAATAACAAATCATTACAAAGATATAACATTTAATTCAAATACATACACAGCTAGTGGACATTTACTTTCTATTACTACAAAAGCAGAAAACGCAGAAGTAGATACAAGTAATTTTCAAATTGAATTATCTGGTGCAGATAATGCTTTTATATCCATTGTTCTAAATAATGTTGTCAGTAATGATAATGTAAATATTGATATTGCTTTTCTTAACAGTTCAGATGCCATAATAGATAGTTTTACATATGATAAAGGTTTTCTTGATAGTTTTAGTATTGATACAGATAAAGCTATTTTACTTTTAAATTGTTCTTCACATTTTGCAGACTTTTCAAGAGTGCAAGGTAGAAAAACAAACACAGGTTCACAACAAAGATTTTTTACAGGAGATGTAGGATTTGAATTTGCAGCCTTAACATTAGATGATTTAAAATGGGGTAGATCATAATGGGTTTTTTTCAAGATATTGCAAAAGGTATTAGAAAAATTACCACCAAGATTATTTCTTGGTTAATTGATATACCAGATGTTCCAGATCCCTCAAACTTCAATCAAGAAGAACAAAAAGGAATATTATTAAACAAACAATCTAATGATGCAAATATACCTGTAGTTTATGGAACAAGATTATTAGGTGGCACAAGGGTTTTTTTAGAAACATCTGGTACTGACAATCAATATTTATATGGTGCTTTAGTTTTATGTGAAGGAGAAATAAATAATATAACAGAAATCAAAGTTGATGATAGTGCAGTCACATTCTCTGCAAGTATTGCTAATGGCACTACAATAACATCAAACGACTCAAGATTTGGAACAACGATTCAAGTTCAACCTTTTTTTGGTGCAGACGATCAAGTAGCAAGTTCTTTACTAAGCACTTTATCTAATTGGGGATCAAATCATAGATTGAGAGGAGTTGCATATTTAGCTTTTAGAATTACATGGGATAGAGATAAATATTCTGGAATACCAAAGATTCAAGCTAAAGTTCAAGGAAGAAAAATATCAACATTTGATGGTAGTGATAATGAAACAACAGGGCAATTTTCAAGCAACCCTGCTTTTATATTGATTGATTATCTACGAAATTCTACTTTTGGAAAAGGTGTGTCTTTATCATCTATTGATATTCCATCATTTTTTACAGCTTCCCAAGTATGTGACTCAACTGTGACTTATCATGGATCAACAACAGGAAAATTAATTGAGTGTAATGCAGTATTAGATAGTAAAGCAAAAGTAATAGATAATGTAAAAAAACTTCTTTTAGGAATGAGAGGTTTGTTAAGTTATCAGCAAGGAAAATATAGACTTGTTGTGGAAACCACAGGATCAAGTCAATTAACATTAAGTAAAGACAACACCATTGGTGGTATTAAGGTATCATCAGAAAGGAAAAACAATAAATTTAACAGAATGTTAGTTGAATTTACCAACCCAGACAAAGGATTTCAAACTGATACAGTTATTTATGACACAAACCACTCAACATTACTGACTGAAGATAACAACATTTTACAAGAGGGTAGATTATCATTACCAACAATTACAAACATACATCAAGCAAAAGAAATGGGTAGAGTAGCATTACTTAGGTCAAGAAATAGTCTATCAGTATCTCTTAAAGCAAATTATCAAGCACTTAATTTAATTGTAGGAGATATTGTATCTGTCACAGAAGAAGTCACAGGTATGAGTACAAAAAAATTTAGAATTATGAATATTGCTATTAATGATGATTACACAGTAGATCTAGGTTTAGTGGAGTATCAAGATAGTTTTTATACATTTGAAACACAATCTGCACCTGCAACGATACCAGATACTAATCTTCCAGATCCATTTACAACGCAACCACCTGCATCAATAACTTTGACAGATGAATTGATTGAATATGGTGATGGTGTTGTACTTACAAGATTAAATATTCTTATTGGTGCATCACCAGACAATTTTGTTCAAAACTATATTGTAGAGGCAAAGAAAACATCTGAAAGTGCATTTAAATTAATTGGTCAAGGCTCAGAATTAAATTATGAAATGTTGAATGTTATTGATGGAGAGAACTATTCTGTAAGAGCAAAAGCAGTAAATAGTCTAGGTGTTTCATCATCATTTATTACAGCTACAAGAGATATTGTTGGTGGTGTTGATGCACCATCAAATGTTGAAGATTTTGCAGTAGAAATGCATGGACAAGATCATATGAAACTGACATGGACACCACCATCAGCGAATACCGATTTAGATATCTCATTTTATGACATAAGATATCAAAATGTGACTACAGGTGCTAATTGGATAAATTCAACAAACTTAGTAAGATGTGTTAGAAGAAAATGCGACCATGCCATAGTTCCTGCAAGGACAGGATCGTATCTTATTCGAGCTATAGATAAAAATGGAAATTCATCATTAGAGCCAAGTATAGTCACCACCAATATATCTGATATTCAAGCATACAAACAAATATCTACATTTACTGAAACACCTAATATTCTTACAGCTAGTACAAATATGGACAGCACTTTTCCATTAGCTGTCAAAATAGATGAGTCTGGAGATACAGTATTAACACTTGATACAGTCACAAACTTTGATGATACAGCAGGAAACTTTGATAGTGTTGAAGGTGATTTTGAATTAGGTGGTACAGATACAACATCAAATCCTAATAATTTTAATTCAAATAGAGATGCAAAAGGT